TCGACCTGTCCGACGACACGTTCCTGATCCGCCACCTGTCCGACACGATGGGCGGTGCATGTATCACACTCCGAGGCGATCATCTGATCACCCCGATCCGCATCGACGAAATCACCTACACAATCAAATGAAACTCTCACAGAACCTAGAGGTGGCGTCACGCTACGCGACCAACGCTGCCCACGAAGGCTTCCTACTTGACTGCGTGAAGCAGGCCAAGACCCTCGAAGACCATGGTCTCGAAGACGACGTCCGCGACTTCCACGAGAAGTTCGACCATCCTGCGCCCGACGGTGTGATGCTGCCCCATGGCAACAACCTGCTGGAGTTCCGCATCCGGCTGATCGAGGAAGAGGTCGGCGAGCTGATCGAAGCCATCCGCGAGCGCAGTCTCGCGAGCATCGCAGGCGAAGCCGTCGACGTGGTCTACGTCGTGGTCGGCACGCTGGTCGCCCTGGGCGTTCCGTTCATGCCCTTCTGGAAAGCGGTACATCGCGCCAACATGGGCAAGGAACCGAACCCCGAAGGCGGCAAGCCGATCAAGCCCGAGGGCTGGTGCCCGCCGAGGCTTGGCCGTCTCTTGTATAACTTGCGGAGGCAGGCATGATCTACTACCTGGTCATCTCCACCGTCGTGAGTGTAATGTTCTGCGCAATCAACTGGGCCACATCTTCCAAATGAAAATCATCCTACTGAATGGCCCGCCGAGGAGCGGGAAAGACTACGCAGGTGCAATACTCCAGCGTCATCCCTGCCGCGATCAGGTGGTGAAGTTCGCCGAGGAACTGAAGGTCCGCACGCATGCGCTCTACCAGCTCGACCGACGTGCTGACTGGTTCGAGGACTGCAAGGACGAGCCGCGCGATGAGTTCCTTGGACTGACACCCAGGCAGGCATACATCGGCGTCTCGGAGCTGTTGATCAAACCGCAGCACGGTGCTGCGCAGTTCGGCCACTGGCTGGCTGACTCCATCGAGCGACAGCACTCCATGGTCGACACCGTCATCGTCACCGACAGCGGTTTCCGCAGCGAGGCCGAGGTACTGGTCGAAAGATTCGGCGCAGCGAATTGTCTTCTTGCGCGCATCCACCGGACGGGCTATACTTTCTCGTCTGATTCCCGGTCATATATCGACCTTTCCGACCTAGGAGTCCAATGTCTGGATCTACAAAACGACGGTGGCCCCGGCTTCCGTACTTTACTGGGGGCACTGCCCCTGTCTTCACGGGTATGATGAATTGCATGCTAATGAGCATTCCGTTCTGGGCCCTAGTTCTCTATCTTATCTGTCTATGAAAACCATCAAAGAGCTGCTCGGCAGCAAGAAATTCGTCGGCGCGCTGGTCACTATGGTGACCGCCGTCGCAGTCAAACTCGGTATGCCCGAGGTTCAGGTCGAGGAGATCATCGCCATGGTCTCCCCCATGCTCGCATATATCGGCGCGCAAGGCTTCGCCGACATGGGCAAAGAGAAGGCCAAGATCGAGGAGGGGCTATGAGAAACATCATACTAGCAATGATGGTGCTGCTCTGCGCATCCAGCTGCGTCACGCAGCGCGTGCAGGATCGTACCCTGCTGCCCGCCATCTCGGCGGCATGGGAAGGCGTCCGCGCTGACGCTGAACTAGGCGGCATGCCCGAGGTGGCGCTGGCCGCCTGGGACAGTGCAGTCGAGGCTGGCTTCTTCACCGGCATGGACACCTCGGTGCTGTTGAACGCTGCGCACGTCGGCATCGAGCAGCGTCTGCTGGCCGGTGAGATCGGACCCAACGGCGTGATCATCATGCGCAACCGTGCGATCTCTTTCGTGCATGCTGTCGATGAATATCGGCGCATCGTTGTGGCCCCCGTGCGATCACGGCGGCTCGTAATCTCTCGCTCTTCCTGGGCAACATATCCGCCCGCTGCTCTTGCATCAAGGACATACAGATGACACCTCTCGAACTTCTCCAGGACGCCATCGACGAGACTGGCGTCTCCCTCAAACTCGCCCAAGGCGAGATGGCCCTACTGCTCGCGCAGGAAGGTATCGCCCTGACTGCCGCGGTGAACGAGCCCGGCTTCGCTATGGTGCTCCGTGCATCTCGTGACCGCGTCGCCCTGGAGCTGGGCGTCGACGCATCCATGGAGGCCCGCGCTGCTGATGCACGCATCGTCGGCGTGCTCCAGTCCGTGCTGCTGGGGGCAATGGGATGACAAACATCAACAAGGTAGTGCTGGCAGGTAGACTGACTCGCGACCCCAACCTCTCGTACTCTGCTGCTGGTCTGGCCATCATGAAGGTGGGCATGGCCGTGAACGAGCGACGGGAGAAGAATGGGCAATGGGTCGACATCGCCGTCTTCGTGAACGTGACGATGTTCGGCAAGCGTGGTGAGGCATTCGCCAAGTACCATAAGCGTGGCTCCGAGTGCTGTTTCCCTGACGCGAAGCTGGGCTTCAACTCGTGGGAGAAGGACGGCGTGAAACGGTCGGAGCTTTACGTCATCGCCAACGGGTGGGAGTTTATCGGTGCCAAGGATCCGGTCGCCGGTACGGTGGTCGCTGACGAGGACACACCCTTCTGATGGTGGGCATCGTCGTGAAGCATGGAGCGGTCCTCGTGGTCGCCACTGGTGTGTGCATGGACGAAGCCCAAGAAGTCGCCCTCGACCTACTGGAGGCCGAGGGCGTCATCCTAGACGAGGCCAGTGTCGACATGATAATCTTCGACCCCGAAGAGAAGGGCGGCGTGCTCTTCAACATGGAGGAGCCGCCCGACATGGAAGGCTGGGGCCCTGACGGGTTTACTGGTTGAGGTCGACGCGCGCCTGAAGGGCCGAGGCGATCTCAGTCATCGGGACAATGAAGCAATGGTGGCCCGCGTACTGACCTCGGGCCACTACTATGCCCAGGACCTCCATGTCGCTGTCCAGGACGGGGCCGCCCGAGTCGCCCGGTGCGATCGTTAGTGATAGCCTGCCCGGTGAGCGCGTCCCTAAGCCTTCGGACCACCAGTGCAGGCCGACACCCCAACCGCTGGCATAAACTCGCTCTGCGGGCCTTACAGGCCGCACGTCGAGGGGCCACGGTGTGAGGCCGTGGGGCTCGGTGAAGGTGAGGACGGCGACGTCCAGAATACCCAGGCGATCACATCTGATCGGGTTCTGACCGTTGACCGTGATGGTGCTGGGCGACGCTGACTGCACGACGTGCCACGCCGTGATGACCTCGGTAGTCGATAGGGGGAAGCCGGAACCGCAGCCGATCGGGACAGTAACGAGCAGCGCGACACGGTCTTCGAGCGTCACGCTACGGCACGATGCGAGTGCGATGAGGATGGTGCATATTAGAATTTTCATAGGTGGGGTATAGTAGCATATCCGTGGGGTATAGTGTCATTTTGGGATTTAGTACTATACCCTGTTTGTGGATCATAGCGGGAACCAGTGGGCGCTACTAGGAATTTCCTAGTAGTGGCTGCAACTCCTAGTAGAGCTAAGTCGTGGAAGCCCAGAGGGTTATGTCCGATTTACTAGGAAGCTACTAATCTAGGACTGAAACCAAAAAGCTCAAGGAATCGGTAAGGTGCCCCATTTTATATATCTACTACTAAATTAGTAGTAAATATAGTAAAGTAGGAGCAACCTAGCTGACGTGGGCAGGGGGGCCGATTTTGGTCGAAATCGAATTTTTGGATTCCTAGTAGCGGGCCGCCGATTCCTAGTGGGAGGCATGAATTCCTAGTAGCCGAGAAAAACGAAATTTTTCTCTAAATTGTTCGGCGTTCCTCCGGTATACTGGGCCCCATGGATCAAAAGATCACTCGCGAGGGCGCAGGCACGGCGTTCAATGAAAAAAGGCGCGCAGCCTACGTCGCCGCACTGGAGCAGGACGGCGAGCACGTCTTCGCTCGCATCGAGGTGGGCGTCAGCGACTACACGATCTGGAACCACCGCAAGAAGAACCCCGAGTTCGACCAAGCCTGCGAGGACGCGCTGCACACCTATCGCAAGCGGTTCATCAACGAGCTGGTCCGCCGAGGTGTAGACGGAGTCGAGAAGCCTGTCTTCCACGAAGGCGAGATCGTGGGCCACGTGACCGAGTACTCCGACAAGCTGCTGATGGAGCACCTGAAGGTGATCGACAAGCGGTACAGGAAGCAGCTCGACCTCCAGGTCGAAGCGCAGATCCAGACCACCGACCTGCAACTCGACAAGCTCCAGCCCGAGTCGCGCGTACTGCTCGAACAGATCCTGAAGATCGAGGCCAAGGCCAAGGACGTGATAGATGTCACTCCTGAATAAGATCTGCCCGCTTTGCCAGTGCGCCATCACGAAGCCCCGCCCGCCCGAGTACGCTGGGCTTCGCTACTGCTCAAGCGACTGCGCGATCGACGCATATCTGCTCGCCAAGCTGCGCGCAGACATCCGCAATTTGAGTTCCAACCAGGATAGATCATGGCAAGCAGATCAGTAGAGATTATTTCAAGCGACGACCGTGCCATCGCGGACGTCGACCAACACAATGAGGCACTCGTCATGCAGGACGAGATTCATACCAACATCCACCGCGGCGTCATGTTTCACGCTGGATCTGCTGCGGAAGGTGTAGCAAATGACGGCACCGTCGAGATACTGATTCAGGTCAGCGGGTCGACGTCCTGTCACGCCCAGTTCTTCGCAGCTGCTGGCGGCGACCACAAGGTCGAGCTATTCGAGGACGCCACCTTCTCCGCAGCGGGCACGTCGATCACCCCAAGCAACCGCAACAGGTTCAGCTCGAACACGGCAGACACTACGCTGACGCACACCCCTACGCTGACCGCTGACGGTACGCTACTCGCTAACGGCCTACGCCCCGGCGGCTCTGGCGGTAACGCAGTCGGCTCCGCTGCTAGTGGTTTCGCTGAATGGGTCCTGGCCACGGGTACGGTGTACCTCTTGCGCATTACCAACATCGCAGGCACCGCCCAGCTGCTGTCCATCGCCGCCGACTTCTACGAGCCCATCTGATGACCGACATCTCGAAGATCCTGGGCACCGCCATCGGCAACCCGGAAGAGGCCGCCCGCGAGTGCGGCAAGATACGCAGCGAGATGTCGCTGCTCGAATTCGTGAAGGAAGGCTGGCATGCGCTTGAACCTGGGACCGAGTTCCTGCACGGCTGGGCCGTCGAGGCGATGGCCGACGCACTAGAGCGCGTGACCTCTGGAGAGACTCGCAGGCTGCTGATCAACGTGCCGCCCGGCTGCACGAAGTCCATGCTGGTGAACGTATTCTGGCCCGCATGGGAGTGGGGGCCGAAGGGCATGCCCGACTACCGGTACATCAACGCGAGCTACGGTGCCGACCTGTCCATCCGCGACAATATGCGCTGCCGCGACCTGATCCAGTCCGAATGGTATCAGGCCAACTGGGGCGACCGCTTCCAGATGAAGGGCGACCAGAACGCCAAAATCCTCTACGAGAACGACAAGACCGGCTGGCGATTCGCGGCTTCCGTAGGCAAGGGCATCACGGGCCGCCGCGGTGACCGCATCATCGTCGACGACCCGCACTCCGTGGAGAACGTCGAGTCCGACATCGTGCGCGAGCGCGCCCTGCGCTGGTTCTTCGAGACGCTGTCCTCCCGCTTCAACAAGCTGGACGAGTCGGCGCTGGTGGTGATCATGCAGCGAGTGCATGACCGTGACCTATCCGGTGCGATCCTTGCGCAGGACTTGGGCTACGAGCACCTTTGCCTGCCCATGGAGTTCGAGCTTGATCACCCGCACAAGAGCACGCACTTCGTCGACCCGCGCACCGAAGAAGGCGAGCTGCTCTGGCCCGCCCGCTTCTCCCCCCGTGCAGTCGACGAGCAGAAGGAAACCTTCCGCGCATGGGGAGGCAGCTACGCAGAGGCCGGTCAGCTCCAGCAGAGGCCGGTGCCTCGTGGCGGTGGCATGTTCCGCAGGGACGACTTCGAGGTGATCGACCACATCCCCGCCCACGCGCAGGTCGTGCATCGCTGCCGAGGCTGGGACCTCGCGGCTACCGACAGCAGCCGAGCAGCCTACACCGTGGGCGCTAAGATGGCCAAGCTGGCCGACGGTCGCCTAGTGATCGAGGACGTGCTGCGGTTCAGGGGAGGCCCTGCGGAGGTCGAGGCGAAGGTCCTGTCCTGCGCCCAGGCTGATGGCATGGACGTTCCGCAGTTCCTGCCCCAAGACCCCGGTCAGGCAGGCAAGTCGCAGGTGCGAGCCTTCGCAGCCATGCTGGAGGGCTTCAACGCCCGGTTCAGCCCGGAGTCCGGCGACAAGGAGACGCGCGCCATCCCGCTGGCCGCCCAGGTGGAGGTCGGCAACGTGTGCATGGTACGCGCACCGTGGAACGACGCCCTGCTGGCGGAGGCCGCACTATTCCCCGCTGGAGAGTTCAAGGACCAGATCGACGCCCTGACGCGGGCCTACGATTGGATCCTACAAAATCGCGCCCCGTCTATTGCAACTGTCCCCGGTCGCATGGTAACCTGATCGTCCTATGAGCAAGCGCCGCAGCAAATCCCGACCCGTGAAGAAAGCCGAGACCCTCGGCGGCAGCACCGGCGTGGACCCTACCAACGTGACACCCTTCTCCGTGGTCGGCGCTCCTGGCACCGCCATCTACGGAGGGCAGGTCGTCAGCAAGGAGAAAGAGTCCAGGCTGATCGGTCGGCAGAAGTACATCACGTTCAGCAACATGCTGACCAATACGTCGATCGTCGCAGCTGGCGTTCGGTACTTCATCAACCTGCTGGCGAAGGCCGAGTGGACCGTCTCCCCCGTAGACGATAGCGAAGCTGCGGAGAAGCAGGCCGAGCTGGTGGAAGAGATCATGCGCGACATGACCACGCCCTGGCACCGCGTGGTCAAGCGCATGGGCATGTTCACCATGTACGGCTTCGCCGTGGCCGAGTGGACAGCCAAGCGTCGCGAGGACGGCGTCATCGGCTTGCTCGACATCGAGCCCCGCAGCCAAAAGACCATCGAGAAGTGGGAGCTGGATATGTCCGGCACCGTGACCGGCTTCATCCAGACCGACCCGCAGAACGGAAAGGAGATCTACCTGCCGCGAGGCAAGTGCATCTACGTCGTGGACGACAGCCTGGACGACAGCCCCGAGGGCATGGGCCTATTCCGCCACCTCGTGAAGATCGCCGACCGGCTGGAGCGTTACGAGCTGCTAGAGGGTTGGGGATTCGAGACCGATCTGCGAGGCGTGCCTGTTGGCCGTGGCCCGTTCACCGATCTGGAAACCATGGTGCAGAATGGCACGCTGTCACGCAGCCAAGCTACCGCACTCCAGGCGCCGATGCTGGACTTCATTCAGAACCACAACCGCAACCCCGAGCTGGGCATGCTGTTGGACTCGAAGACCTACCAGACCACCGACGAGCGGAACACGCCGTCGGCCGTTCGTCAGTGGGACGTCGAGCTGCTGCAAGGCAGCCCCGGCACCGCGGAGGAGGTGGCCGCAGCGATCGAACGCTTGAACCGCGAGATGGCCCGCATCCTGGGAGTGGAGCAGCTGCTGCTGGGCTCCGACAGTGCAGGCAGTCATGCTCTATCGAAGGACAAGACCCAAGCCTTCGGCCTGATGGTCGACTCGGCCCTGAAGGAGATCAAGGAAGTGATGGAGCGCGATCTGCTCGATACACTCTGGGCACTCAACGGATGGGACGAAGATCTGAAGCCCACCTTCAAGATCGAGAAGATCCAGTACCGCGACATCGAGCAGGTGACCGGCGCACTGGAGCAGCTGTCCCGCGCAGGCGCGACCATGGACCTGAACGATCCCGCAGTGAACGAGATTCGCACGATCCTCGGACTGTCCGACGCACCCGAGCAGGAAGAGAAGGATCCCGACCTCGCTCTGATGATGAACGGCCAGAACCCGATGCTGCCCGATCCTGAAACCGAAGAGATTCCTGAACCGGAAACTGAAGAATGAAATACACCATCCTGATCATCCTACTATGCGCGGCCGCATTCGCGCAGGACCTACGCAGTCAGGCAGGCAGCGCCATCGCGGCGCATACCCAAGCCCAGGCCGCACTCGCTGAAGCGGAGGCCCAGGCCGCCGATGCGTTGGTCGCAGCACGCGCAGCCCTGGCCGTGGTGCGCGACGCCCGCGTCGCTGAACAACGTGCAGGCGAGGCCGCACGCATCGCGCTGGACGAATACGTCGCCACGCTGAAGGCGCCGGTAGATACGCGCCCCGGTGAGGATCTCGACTGGGGCGTCCGCCCCAAGCCCGCCCCCGGCGAGTACGACTGGATCGCCGAGGCAGGCGAGATTCGCAGCACCCGAGGACTCGGCACCGTGCAGCACTTCGGCACGGCCTATCGCCTATCCCGTACAGAGAACGACGAGCACATCATCTTCGGAGTGATGGACGCAGCAGGCGCTGCAAGGGTCGGCGGTACGTGGGGCCAAGGCGGCGACAACGATCTGACATACCCCGGCGACGAGCGGGCCAGCGCCACCTTCGTGGGCATGACCGGCGTGGCCAGCGTCAGCCTATCCTTCGGCAGCCATCACAATCGAGCCATGCGCACCGGCGACGTGATGGCATTCGACATCGGCCTGCGAGGCCCGAATGACACCTTCGCCATCCGCGCGAATGGTAGCAGCGATCACGTGCAGCTCGACGGCTGCTGGTTCCTGCACCAGGACCCGAACTTTGACTACAGTCAGACATCCTACGCATCTGGGCTCCACATTGACAACTGGGGCACGCTCGTGCTGCGGAATCAACGCTGGCGTGGAGAGACGCCCGGCAGCCCCGGCCTGAAGCTCCGCGAGCATATCTACTATCTGAAGAGCGGCCGCATCTCGACGCTGGTCGAGAACTGTCACCTCTACGGCGGCAACCGCAGCGGCTTCCAGAAGAGGCCCGACGCAGAGGGGCATATGCTGCCCACTGACCGGTTCATGGCCCGAGGTAACTTCGCAGACGGATACGGCACGAATCACGAAGTGTCGGACGGCGGCGCCCTGCTGACGGTATGGGTCTCGAACGGCGGCACGTACATCTACGACAACGTCGCCACGAACTTCCGCTATCAGGCGCTGGTCGTCAGTGGCCAAGGCCCTGCGCGCAACTTCCCGTTCCTTGCGAGCGGGAACCAGCACGACGTGATCTACGTCGCAGGCAACCGATTCATCGCTGGACCGGCCACCGAGCGCAGCACGGTGAGCATCAGTTCTGCTGATCGCGTACACCTCTGGGCGAACGAGTTCGAGGGGAAAGTAAAGCTCGACGCGGAGTGGAACTTCAAGCAGCAGGGGACGCTCAACGGGCTGACCTCGATTCACTTGGATGTCGCGCCCGAGTGGGACCTCTGGAAGTACGACCCCGCGATCGACTCCGAGCGTCGACTCACACCTGAAGAGGTCGAGGCCCTCCTGATCAAGTAATGGCATCCCTCCAAGTACAGCTAATTGACGAGGCGCGCGAGCCCGTGGCCGTCGATCCCGTGAACCATGCCCTGCTCGTCACTGACGTGGCAGGCGGTGGCGGTGCAGGCGGCAGCTGGGCAGTGAACAACGGTAAGAGCTTCGCGACGCATTATTCCTTCAAGGCGTACAAGAACGGCTACGCCTATACGCGCATCCAGACGACCGAGGCCATCTTCATCGTGGCGACATGGTCGTCGGACGACGTATGCACCGCCCACGTCTACACCGACCCGACGGTCACTGTCGAGTCTGCCGCGACCATCACCAACCGCAAGATCGGCGACGCTACCAGCTCCGGCGTCACGGCTACCATCCCCACGACGGTCACTGATAAAGGCACGGAGATATATAGCACCGTCGTGACAAAGAGCGACCACCGCGTCACGGCCATCTTCCAGATCCCCGCAGGCGAGGACATCCTCTTCGCTCACTACGACAAGTCCGGCACGGGCGGATACTGGGCATCCATGAACGTCGACTTTCACCTAGTCTAATGGCCACGATCACAACATACACCCTGACCGATCACCCTCGTGATACGCAGCTCGCTGTCAGCGATGATGCAACAGCCGCGGACATTGTGGAGCTGACCGATCTGCCCATCTTTCTGACGCACGTCTTCCTGTCCGTGCGATTCTATGATGGTGCAGACGCAGCGGTGACTCCGTCCGCAGGCACGCTCGCTGTCGAGGTGCAGACGCTGGGCAACCAGCCCAACTGGGAAGACCCCGGAAGCGCCGTTATCGACGCCACTGCGCCGACCACCGTGGACTGGGCAGCTAATACTTACGGCATCCGAGTCACCCCCACGGGACTGACCGGTGTCGATCACTTCGTCGTTTACATCTCACTAAATAAAACATAATGTCACTTGGACCTGCATATGGATCGGGCGTAACAGGCGGATCAGGCGGAAGCGTCTGGACCAGCGGCACCGGCGTACCTGTCGCTGACGGCGTGACCGTCGGAGATATGTACCTAAACACCACGAACGGCGACCTATACGAGTGGGGCGGCGTAGTATGGAGCCACATCGACAACATCCACGGCGCGGATGGAGCCGACGGTACGGATGGAGCCGACGGTACGGATGGAGCCGACGGAACTAACGGTACGGATGGAGCCGACGGTGCAGTATGGCACAACGGCACCGGCGTACCCGCAGGTGGGCTCGGTGTAGTGGGCGATTACTACCTGGACGATGCGTCTCCCAATAATGTCTACGAGAAGACCGGCGCAAGTGCTTGGACCCTGGTCGCCACCATTGAGGGGGATACCGGTACAGATGGAGCCGACGGTACAGATGGAGCCGACGGTACAGATGGAGCCGACGGTACGGATGGAAGCGTCTGGACCAGCGGCGCAGGTACGCCCACCGTGGACGGCGTGACCGTTGGCGATATGTATCTAAATGTCGCGAATCAGGACGTATACGAGTGGGGCGGATCAAGCTGGACGTGGATTGACAATATCGGAGGCACTACTGGTGCAGACGGTGCAGATGGCGCAGACGGCGCGACGTGGCACGACGGAAACTTCGGCGGCAGTACGCCCCCCTCATTCATCGGCGCGGACGGCGACTACCTGCTCGACCACGACGACGGCTCCGTCCATAGTAAGCAGTCCGGCGCATGGGTATCCGTGGGCAACATCACCGGCCCGACCGGTAGCACTGGTGCGACAGGTGCAGACGGCAGCGCGTGGCTCAACGGCGCAGGCGCCCCCGCAGGCGGGCTTGGTGAGATCGGGGACTACTATCTCGACAACGACAGCAACGACTACTACGAGAAGACCGGCGCAAGCACCTGGACGCTGCAAGGGAACATCGAAGGCGACACCGGCCCCCAAGGTGATGCCGGAACCAA